GTAACACCGAGGTGTTACCGAGTACATTATACAAAACTTTCGTTAAGCTTATTAATTATCTTAACAGATTCGAAATTGCGAATACCAGTGGTATTGCTTCCATAATTCCAATTCCTAAAGTTTATGTCTTTGCCCTCTTGAAAAGCTAACTTCCTAACATAATTAGCTAAACCTTGCTCGCTATATTTAAGTCGATATTGATCTAGTGACCAGACATACGTCACAAAAACATTGAATAGCGGATGGTGTTTACATTGTTCCATTATGCTTATGGTTCTAATGCTAAAATAATCAGAACCTGCAATCCCAAATTCTTTGAAATCATCGAATCTCTCTAAATATATTATCCTATTCATAGCTCTGTAAATAGGGTATATTCCATAAATAACGCCGTCATCTTTTCTATAATCAACATGGAATAATGATTGTAGATAGACACACCAGTCTTTTGCAATATAGCTTTTATCTTCGTTAACAATTAACCCATATTGTGTAAAATGCAACATTACTTTCTTAGGATCAAAGGATGCATAGACACCATCATCGCCTTGAACCTGGGTTATAGAGTGATCAGCTATATACTTGCATTCTAGTGAAACTCCTCGCTGAACGATGGAATCTACCTCATTAGTAAAAGTAGAGCCACTAGGTACACCGTGCGATCCATTGATGATACCATCGGGAGTGATAATTTCACAGTTAATGAAGAATTCCCTAATACACACAATGTATTTTAAAAAGGTACGTTGGAAACACATGCTAATACAAGTAAAAGCACTAATAATAAGTGGTTCCTTAACTGAATTATCGTATCGTGAGAAGTCGATTGACAAGATCAACCAACCCTTATTGATACAACGGTCTATGAGAGTAGTAATTGACCTAGATACGTCTTCTGGTCTATTTAGTGCAGCGCGCCAAGGTTGTTTAGACTGTATTTCCAGAATGGGCCGGTAAAATAGCATTTCAAAGATCGTAACAATGATAGCAAAACCCCAAACATTGCGTGTCTTAC